TTCAAATTTTCCTCTAATGTAGATGCGAAGTGTTTCTTTTCTAATGAAATGTCATATGATGTGTCCTCATCTAAACAAGTAATAGTTAATATATGAACATTAGATTTTGGATTGTCTATATTCTTTAAAATAGTTTCAACAATAATTTTAGCTATTTTAAAATCTTTATTATCGAGCATTTCTTGAAAATCACTTTGACTCGTCACTGTTATCTCGTTTGTCATATTAAAATAGGTCTAAAAAATTCTTATTAATTACTTTTGATTTAAATTTAACAATCTTATCTTGGGAGGCCAAAAGTGAGGTTGCGAGTTTTTCTAAGTGGTTCTGTTTTTGAACCTCATAGTCATGTGCAATTTTTTTATGTTTAGTATGTTTTGATTTCGCCTTCGTCATTTTTTCTACTATCTAATATTTTCTTTTTTCTCCATCCAGAAATTGATTGATTATTTAGTAATCTATCTTCATCAGCTCGTTTAGCTAGTAATTCTTCATTACTTAATTTACCATCACCATCTAAATCATATTGTTTATCTTCATCTATTAATTCAAATTCTGAAGCTAAATCTTCTAAACCATCATTTAAAGTAACATCCCATTCTTTAATCTCTTCTTGTTCTTCATTATTAGATACTTTATCTTCAATATCATAATATAAGTCTCCAGTTTCAGGATCTACAAAAACAGGAATTGGTTTATTTTTTTCTTTTATTTTATCTTCTTCTTTAGTTTTTAATTGAGCAAAAGCAAAGTTAGCTGCTATTACTAAAGCGATAGCTAAAGGATCAAACACAAATATAATTACTAATAATAAGTAATTGATAATTTTATCCATTGGTAGTCCTGTTAGACCTGATAAGTATTTTAATGGGCCTAATTCACTTGTTGCTCCACCTGTTTTAACTTCTAATATTCTATTTTCCAAAGCGAATATTGAATCATTAGCTACATCTAATCTAGATGTTAATTTATCATCTGACTTAGATGTAGATTCCATTTGTTTAATGTTAGCTTTATTAGACCTAACTACTAAATTACCTTTCTTATCAGTAAATTGAGTTGTAGCACCTTTAGATAAAGTACCCCTTAATTCATTAAGTGATTGTTTTTCCTTTAATAAATTATCTCTTGTTTGAATGTATAATCCTTTTTTAGTTTCAAGTGTTGTTATTTGTTGAGTTATAACACCATCTTTATTTGCTGTCTCTTGATAAGCAGAAGATAAGAAACCATAAATACCCATTGATGTGATTAAAATCAATACAGTAGTTGCGATTGTTAAATATACTCTTAATGTTTTATTAAGTTCATTCCAATATTGATACAGTAATGAAGCTATTACTAATTTAGCTATTTCTAATGAACTAGCCATAATAATTACTTCTAAACTCGCGCCGGCGAATAATTTACTTAATCCACTTATCGAGTAAAAAGCCGCTGAAGCTGATACTGATAATGCAGATAGTGCAATCAATGATGGAAATAATTTGTCTTTTATTGCCATAGTTTTTATTATAAATATTTTAGATACGTGAAATAATATCAAAATCATCATCAGCTAATGGTTCGTTATGTAATCCTAACTCCATTAAGCGTTGTTTTTGATAATCATCTAATTCCCAGTCCGGTAAATTTTCTTTAGTCGGTACATGGTCTTCAAAACCTTCAATTTGTTTATTAGTGAACACATCACCAATGTTTAAAAAATAACAATTGTAACATAACATTTCTAGATTTTCAATTCTATAATGTTGTTTGTTTTTATCTTTAAAATGTAATATTAGAGGCATTTTATAATCAACTACTCGTCGTTCATTAAAACCACATACATTACATTCTTCTTTTAAAAATCCTTCCTCAATTAATCTATATTTAATTTTTTGAGGGTTAAAATGAGAAGCGTCTACTCTACCTTCAATAATATCTAATAACGCAACATCTTTTTTACCATGATTTAAAAATTTAGGAATACCTTTACCTTGTTGATTTAAATGTTTATCAAATAAAGACTGACCTGTTGTTTCATCTTTATAAAACTTAGCCCATTTTTTCCAGTGGGTATAAGAACAATTTAAATAACGTGCTGCGGCTCTATTTGATTTTGTTTTAGCAACAGCAGCTAGACATTCTTCTTTTTTTAAATGTTTTGCTTTAGGCATTTTCTTCCTCGTCAATTAAATCTTCAGGTTCAATTTCTAGTTCATCTAGTACAATTAAATCCTCATTGTCTTCAACAATATCAACTTCAGGTGTATGGTCAACATCTGACTCATCATCTAAATTAAATACATCAGTTACTGGAGTTACTACTCCTTTATTTCTAAATGCTGCTTCTACTTCTTTATACTTAACAAAATCATCATGTTCCATGATTATGATTTCATTGTACGTGTGATCTCCTTCTCCTAAAGTAACAGTTACACCTGCTTTTCTACCTGTAGTTGAACATTCAACACATGTTGTTGCTGTTGGTAAAGCTTTTAAACGTCCTGGGTGAATTTCTTCACCACATGATTTACACATTTTACTCATCTTTTTTATCTATTTTACTTTCTATATTTTTTATTGTATCCCAAAGTTCTTCAGGATCATTAATTATAATACTTTTTTCTTTTCCTTCATCCTCTAATATAATTGGATTCAAATCTCCATTAAATGATACTCTATCATAAATGTACCATAACATTAACTCAGTTTTCCACTCACCATAATGTTTTAACATCATATTTTCTATAATCTGAACGTATGGTTCTTCATAGTCGAGTAATGATAAATTAAATTTTTCAATTAAAGCATCAGAGCGTTCAATACAAGCACTATAAGTTTTCATTAAACCTATAAAAAATGCTTTATCATCATCCAAATCTATCTCTCCACTAATTTGTATTTTTAAATTAGTCCCAAAATTCTTTAAGTTAAACATAATTATTTGTTTTTAATACCTATTGAATAAATTTGTGAAAATTCACTTTCACTTAATTTTTTCATTTTAGAAAAATAATCTAATGCTACTTCAATACTTGGAGCTTCAACTGTGTTAATAGCTTCTTTTGTTTTATCGTTTTTACTATAAAAATAATACGTCATAATTATTTTGGGTCTAGTTTTTCTGAGAAATATATTGCTGCTTTTTGATACGCTGTATCTAATAATTGAAATTGTTGTTGTAATATCATACCAGCCATTTGAGGTGGTACCATTCGAGCCATTGGGTGATTTGTAGTGTCTATAGTAACACGTTGGTTTTTCTTTTCAAAAATGTATTCTTCAACAACAAACTCCATTTCTCGTGTTGTTAATTCATTTTTTACTATTATCTCATTAGTATCCATAACCTTTATTTTATACCTAAATATAGTAAGACTATCTTAGATAGCCAAACTACTTTCAAGTATTTCATCAACTACATTATATCGTAATGCATCTTCTGCATTTAAGTACCAATATGATGAAGCATCTTTATGTATGTTTAATTGTTCATGATTTAAATTAGTAAATTTTATTAATAATGAATCATATATTTCTTGTGAACGATCACCTTCTTGTAATTCTTGTCTATGATGTTTACGGGGTTGATAATCTACTTCCCAGTTGATCTCATGGTACATTACTGTTGAGTAAGCTCCAATAAACCGCTTATAACCGGCAGCTAATATAAGTAAACCCATTGACTGGGCTTGACCATGACATATTGTATAAACGGGTGTTTCTGAATTTTGAATGGCTTCAACTATACCAAATCCACTATACACATCACCACCTTCTGAGTTGATTAATAATCTGATTGGTGTTCGCTGCTCAGGTGTTATATTTTTATCATCATTATTAATGTCATAGATAAATCTAATAACTTCATTAGCTGTTTGTTGATTCACCTCAGCTAATGAGATAGTGCGGTTAGGTGTTTGTTTTTTAGTAGTCATAAAGTTAAATAGTTTCATATTCGATTTCTGTAGTTCCTAGGCCCCAATGTTCATCATTTTCGCTAGTTTGGAATGTTTCGATCCATTTATATGTATCGTTATATTTATCAATTTTATTATCTTTATTCCATTCTTTAGCTTCTTCTTTTTCTCCTTTTTCATTTATATGGTAGGCTCCATGTTCAATATGATATAAAGGAGGTGAAAATCTAGCTTCTAAACCGAATCCATTTATTTTTGCTTTCTTTTGAATATTAGAGTCTATAAAACAAAATTTATACATTTGTTCTTCATATCCTTTAATCTTATAATAAATATCACGATGTGCTAATTGAAAATCACCACAACAATTAATTAAACTATAATTATCATTATTAGAAACTTTAGCGCCATAATACCTAGGACCAATAGTTGAAGTTAATTCATTATAAAATTCTTTCCATTCTTCCGCTTTGTATTTATCAAATATTTCTAATGGTGCTTCTCTTCTACTAATAGTATAAAAAGTATTTTTATCACAATGTTCTATAAATTTAACTAAATCTTCTCTACTAGGAGGTATAATATCAATATTTGTATTTACAATCCAATCACTTTCAGCTCGTCTCATACCTATATTTCTAGTTATAGTCTCATTAACTTGAAAAGCATTTGGATCTGGAGTTAGTTGATTTACTACATCAGGTGGAATAATAATATGTTTTATTTTATTTGTTTTAGGTAAGTAAGGTTCTAGTTTCCATAATAGTGAACCTTTCTTAGGATCTGAGTTCCAATCAATATAAATAAGTTCATCAAATGTTTCTAGACAAGATAAAAAATGAGCTAAACATCGTTTATCATCTTTAAAGCCATCATTTCTGCTAAACATTATACTTGCTATAGTTGGATTAGAATTCTTTTTAATTAATTTAGTATTACCCCAAGCATGTTTCATTCCATTAGGAAATAAAACAGATAATGGTTCTTCATTATTAGTTGATTTTTCTAATTTATGATAACCTTCTAAAACATTTTCATGACCACTATAATAATCATTTTTAAATGCTACATCTTTTTCAAAATAATAAGCATAATGAGTAAAACGAGGTGTAAGTAAAGATATACTTTGATCTGGTGTATCTAGAGTAGGAGGTTCATGTTTAATAAATGATTCACCTTTCCAATTCCATAATCTTCTATAAGGTTCTATTCTACCTTCACCCCATCCTCCTAAACTAAGCCATTCTTTACCTACATAATAATCACATAAAAAATGTCCTGTTTTAGTTTTATTAATAGTTAATTCTAATTCAGCTTGTTCTAATTGAGTTTTGGTCCATTGTTCATCAATATCTACTTCCCATAGAAAACATTCATTAGTTATATTTTTAATAGCTTTTATAGCTACATTAACCATTTGATCTTTAGAGTTCCAAGGACCATTTGATGGTATATAAATTAATTTACTATTTTTAGAAACCAACTCAGATAAAAATTCATGAGTACCATCTACTGAACGTCCATTTATTTGATATTTTTCATTTAATTGTTTACACCATGATGTAGAACCATTAGGTAAAGCTTGTCCTTCAACTATAATCCAATAATCAAAATTATCTAACATAGTTTGATAATAGTTATTATGTTGTAAGTGATGTAATCCGTTAAGTATTATACTAAAAGCTATTCTCATATTATTTTAATTTATTAAATATTGCAAAACCGTTTCTTATATTCCAATCCTCAGCTATTAAATTATAATGTTCATTTTGATTTAAACTTTGATATACATTATAACATTTAATATCATTGATATCATCTAATGCTATTATTTGAGATCCTAATACATGATCTAACTCAGCTTCACCAGTAAATGGAGAACCATCAATTAATACTAAATCAAATATTTCTATATTATTTTCATTTTTTATTTTATTAATAATACCAGTTTCTGTATTATTATTTTTTATATATTCTAATTCTTCTTGTTTCCAAGATAAAACAGTGTCTAAAGTATACTGATTAAGGTTAGTTTGAATATTACTATAAAAATATTTTATTTGTTCTTCTGTTAAATATTCTTCAATATTAATAGAAGATCCTAAATAAGGAAAAAAATTAGGTGTTTGATTAGTTTTTAATATGTTAAATCGTTCTCTTGAGATTTCAATAGAAAATAATTTACAATCATTATCTTTATGTTGTAAAAAACATTGGGTACTACCTTGACCAGATGAGGCTCCTATTTCTAAGATAGTATTTATTTTATAAGTATTTAATATATACTTTAATAAATGATAAAAATTATCATTATATATTTCTGGGTTAATTATATCTGTTAGCATATTAGAATTGTAATGTATTTAAAGTTGATGAACATGTTATTTTATCAAAAGAATAACTATTAGATTTATGTAATATATGAAATAATTGACAATTATCTAAAGTTATTTTATTTAAACAAAGGTGAATAGGACCTGTATCTACAGCTATTATTATAGGAGTTTTAGTTGATATTTTAGCTATTTGAACTAAATTATAATTATAATCTAAAGTACATTCTATATTTGGTATTTTATGAGTTGTTATAACATCATAACCTTTACTTTTAAAATCTAAAGCTAATTTTTCAAATAAATTTTCTTCATACATGTATTGTGCTGATTGAGGAATAGAATTAATTAATAATACATCATATTCTTTTTCTAAATCATATACTTCTAAACCATTAAACTTAGTTTTAAAGTCTTCTGGTGTTTTGATTGGGTTAGGTAAATTGTATTTTTGTTCTAATAGATTAAACCACTTGATATACATTTTATCATACATTAATGGATATCCTTCATCTTTTAATACTTTGGGATAATAATATCCCTCATACCAATTATCTGTATTAATCCATCCATGTATAGCATCTGATGGGATACCATGTTCATATGGTTTTAGTTGGATATTATTTTCATATCCTATAATTTGTGTTTGTAATTCATTTAAATATTTTTCTCTAGCGTAATGAGTAAAATAATAATTAGAATCTTTATCAACTATTTTTCTTAGATAATCTAAATGACGTACATTATCTCCTAAATGAGGTTCTATATAGGTATTTATATGATTCATTTTTATTTAATAATTATTTTTTAAATACATCCATTTCAGTTAAATCCGGCCAATCTTCTATAACCCATTGTCTAGGAGTTGTTTCTATAGCTTTAGGTAATTTATCTAAACCTAATTGAGCAGTTTCTGGTGTCATGTAATAATGATATCCTATAGTATCTATATTTTGTTCCCTCCATAGTTTATCTGGATTTCTACCATCATATGACATTTTCTTTAATTGGATCGCTGCTTCTTTATTATCAGTTAATATAATACCTCCTCTACCAAGAGATAAATGTTTTTGAAACTGGAAGCTGATGCTCATAAAAGTTCCAGGAACATAACTATTTTGTTTCCATAACACAGCGGCATCTATAACTTTATCAGTTAAATAATAATAATCACTCCAATTTTCATCTTTCCAATTTAATTTTATATTTAATTTATAAGATAAAAACGGAATTGATAAATATGTTCTTTTTGGAACATTTATCTCTTTAGCTCCAGTATAACGGAGACATAATTCTACTCCATGAGTACAACTATCAGTAGCTATAACATATGATGAACCATAAAATTTAGCTAATTCATTTTCAAATTTTTTTACTGTTTCAAAACTCATATCCTAATTTTTTTGCATTTTTTAATATTAATTTACTATCTCTTATTTTTACAGGTTTAGCAGGACTACCTACATATATGGTCCATGGTTCTGTATCTTTTGTTACAACTGAGTTAGAACCAACCACTGATCCTTCTGCTAATGTTATTCCTGGCATTATAACACAATTAACTCCTAAACATGAAAATCTTTTAAATTTTACAAAAGAAATTTTAGTATTTCTATACTCTATAGGTACTTGAGGATTCATTAATCCTTTAGTATAATCATCACTCCCACATAAAATCTTACATCCAGCTGATATTCCACTAAAATGTTCCATTATTAATTCTGACTCTTTTCCTCCAATAACACATGTGTAAGGAGCGATATGGACATAGTCTCCTATTACCGCTTTTGTTGATATATATACTCCAACATCAATAGCAACATGATCTCCTAATTCAACTAATTGTGGTTGTTTTATTACACTTCTAGAATCAACAAATAAATCAATCCCTATTTTTTTAAAAATCAATTCCTCCATTTATTTTAATATTTGTACCTGTAATATAAGGTGTGTTAATTAGTAATTCAATTAAATTATTTAATTCATCTATACTTCCCCATCTATTCATAGGAATTGTATTTTTTATATTATCTCTAATAGACTCATTTATTTTATAAGTTAAACCACCGTCAAAATATCCTAATTGTATAGTATTACAAGATATATTTTTATTAGCATTTTCTAATGCTATTGTTTTAGCAAAAGAATCAATAAATCCTTTACAACCAGAATAAATAGATGTAGCAACTACTGGTTTTTCAGCTAGTACAGATGAAGTTAAAATAATTCTTCCATAATTTTTTAATCTCATTTTTTGCAAACAACATGATATAATATTAATAGCTCCTATAATATTAACATCAATTGATTTTTTAACACTATCTAAATCATTTTCTGTTATTTTATGTAAAAATTTATCATAATTTATACCAGCTAAATTAATTACTATATCTATATCATTACTTTCAAAAAATAATTTAACTTGATTATAATCTGTAATATCAACATCTTTACTTCCTACACTTATGATTTCATAATTATCTTTAAGTTTTAATTTTTCAAAAAGTTTAGATCCAAGTCCTCCAGTGGCTCCAAATAATGCTATTTTATACATCATTTTATAATATATTTTTATAATAATTTATTGTATTTTTTATTCCTTCAGTATATGATGTGAATTTAAAATTAGGAAAATAAGAATTAAATTTATGTTTACCAAGTATTTTTAAAGGAACTCCATCTTGTTTTTGTAAATCATGAACTATTTTTACATTAAAGTTTAAAAATTCTTTAATTGTATTTACACTATCATTTATACTAACTCCAAATTCTTGTCCTATATTTAATGGATTAGGTAAATCATATTTATTATGGTCAATAATTTCTTTCATAACACGAGCTACATCTTCCATGTAAATCCATTCTCGTATAGGAGAACCACTACCCCAAACTATAAATTCATCATCATTATTTTTTTGAGATTGAATCATTCTTAATATTAAACCATTTAAAGCATGGGTTTTATTTGCATCTGTATAATCTAAAGGACCATAACCATTAGGTATAATTAAATTTATTGTTTTTATACCATATTGTTTTTTATAACATTCTGAGAGGATAAATCCTATTTTTTTAGGATTACCATAAGACTCAACAGAATCATGAATAATACCATCCCACCATTTTTCCTCATGTTGTATTCCAATGATACCTGGATATGAACAATTAGCCATAGGATTTATAACTAAAATATGTGGATTTATTTCATTAACTGCTTTAAATATATTAATATACATTAATGTGTTATCATGACAAACATCAGCTGCATATGTAGTTACATAATGTACACTTCCTACATTAGCCGCCGCATTAATTATAATATCAGGATTAATGGTTTTAATTTTTTCTTTTAATTGAATAAGATTTAAAATATCACATCCTGTTTGTCTTGACTCTAAAAATATTTGATAATTACTATCATTTAAAAATATATTTGATAAATTTTTTCCTAAAAAACCATATCCTCCTAATATTAAAATTTTTTTCATAATATTTATTTTTTATAAAGTATTAAGTTTTCATTTACTAATCCCCAATTATCATTATTAGCATTAAATGATAAAGGATTATTGTGGTTATTTGTACCGTTTTGTCCTTGAGATTGGATATTATGATGATCTAAATGAAAAAAACTTACACCTAAATTTTCTAAATCACCATTACATGTGTATCTAGATGATAAACGGTTATGAATCTCAATATCTAACCATCCCCATTTATTTAATGCTTCATAAAATAAAGTACTTTCATCACATATATTTCTACTTAATAATAATCCTATAGCCGCACCTCCAAAATAAGCTAAATTAACTTTATTATGTCCCCAATTTAATTTATTATTTTGTTCCCATTTTAATATTTCATTATCTATATCTTGAATATTTAATGTTTGAGAATGAATTTCATAAGGTAAATGATATCGTGATGCCCAACAAAATATATTTTCATTTTTATCTTTAATTAAATCAAATATAGCTTTTAAACTATCAAAAGGTACATAACCATCTCCATCCATAAAAAAAATATAATCTCCTTTACTTCTTCTAAAACCAGCATTTAAAGCGTGAACTATAGAAAAATTAGAATCTGGGCTATATCCTTTACATATATTATCAGGGGCATAAAGAAAATTTATATGTTTAAAATTTGTAGTATCTAGAATATCTGATATTTTTTCTTCACTTCCCCAATCCACTATAATTACTTCAATATCTGTAGTATTAAGTCTAATTATATTATCATTAAGTTTGGTTAAATTATGTTGTAATCGCTGAATGAAATTCCCAGCGTAATTATCATTTTTTCCGCAAGTTATAATAGATAATTTCATTTTTATTTATAATGTGTTATAGTAATTGTTTTGTTTTTCTTTAATATCTACTATTCTGATCCAAAATCCTTCTGATTTGAGTCTTTTAGCTAGGTGTTCTCCTATAAGTCCCCACTGTCAAGGACAAGTACTGTTTTTATATTTTATCGTTTATTAATTATTATAATTGAATTTAAAAAATTAATAGATTCTATATCTATTCTAATATTTAAATTATTATTTTTTATTGATGGAATTAAATAATCTTCTCTTCGAGAAACATTATAAGGTAAGGAAGAATATTGTCCTTGAAAATTTACATCATCAATTAATTTTTTAAAATATTCAACTGATGTGTTAGGTAAATTTAATCCTCCTTCATATGTTGGCCAATATGAACAACAAGTATCCTCTACAATATATATTCCTTGATTTTTAACATGAGGAAATAAAATTTCAAATGATTTTATCATATGACTTTGAAAATGAGAACCATCATCTAAAATCATATCAAAGGGACCATGTTTTTCAATAACTTCTTTAAGAAATTCTTCATCAACTTGAGATCCTATTTCAATAATTATATTATCTTTTTCATACTGTTTGCATTCAGGATTAATATCTATTCCTATAATAGATGAATTAGGAAAATATTCACTCCAAGTTAATAAAGAATTACCTTCAAAAACTCCTATTTCTAATAATTTTATAGGATCTTCTTGATTAAAAGGAAGATATTTTTGATACTTTACACAGTAATTATGTATTAAAGAACTTTTATCTGTGCCGTATTTTATAGCTAATTGATCTAATTTACTCATAATGTATTATAGTAATTGTTTTGTTTTTCTTGTCTTTCAATGGTTTTGGGATGATATAAACAAAATTCTTCATTCATTGGTAGGTGAGTGAATACTTTAGCACCATTAATTTGTTCATGAACTTTATTAACCCAAGTTATACTTTGAGTTCGTCTATATAATCGAGATTGATAATCGGGGAAGTTAACCCATCCTTTTTTATCTACTATCCATCCCCATTGTTGGATGTGTTCTGGAGTAATGCCTTCTACAGTATTAATTCTTGGAACCCAATATAAATCTACATCTGGGTTTGATTCTAATATGTCAGGTAATGAAGCTATAAGTTGTTCATTTGGATACTCATCAGCATCAATTTGGAATATAAAATCACCATCACATAAACTAGCTAAAGTATTTTTCCAATCAGCAAAGTGATTATAGAATGGTTTTGTAATCCATAAAAACTCACTATTAACTGAGTGTGATTTAAGATATTCTTCTACTTGTTTAGAACCATTTGTCTCATCTAATAAAATAACTATTTCATCTTGAGAACGTTTATAGTTTAATAAAAGACTTACTAAGCGTTGTATTTCACTTAGCTCATCTTTAACTGTTATCGCGTAACTTATTTTCATATAATAAAATATAATAATAATTTTTTATATTGCCAAATTTTATTCTGGTAATACTTCTATATAAGATAAAGCATCCATAAAATCTTTTTCATCGAATGGCATCATAGTTGTCATATCCATTCTAAATTCATAGTATTGATCTTTTTTTCCTTTAATAGGATATTTATGTTTTTCTTCTTCAGTTACTGCTACTGCTTTAACAGCCGCCCATTTCCAATTAGATGGATCAGTACCATTTGCAAATACCATTCCTTTATCAGGAACATTAATCATACTAGGCATCCACATTTGATCATTTTCATCTTTATAGATTATGTCTTTATATAATTCAGGAAGTAATTCTTTTTGTTGTTCAAAAAATTCTTCATCTTCTTTCATTAGTGTGTTAGTTTGAAAACCACACCCGTAACAAAAATGATTTGTTATTTCAGGAGTTACTTCTTGAGTATAACAAGCATCACTTCCGCAACGTTTACATATTGTTAAATTATCCATTTGTTATTTTTTTAGGTAATTCTATTTTTTTTAATTCAGGTATTTTTATTTTTACTTCTTTAGGAAACTCAGGAATATTTTTAGTAAATATATCATCTACTTTTTCTTTCATTTTATCCCAACTAAATTCTGTTTTAGATTTATATGCTTGACGATTTGCTTTATCTGTATAGTTTTTATAATTTTCAAATACATCTTTTATATAGTGACCTATTTGAGATTGATCAGGTGAAAACCATAAACTATCTTTTAATAACATAGTATTTTGAGCACTTGGATGTACTGGTGTTAATTGACCTCCTAATAAACAAGTAAATTCTGAATTTAAAAAGTCTGTATGACCACTCCATCCTGATGTTATAATAGGTTTTTTAGCTAAACTAAACTCAAGTAATGGTCTTCCAAAACCTTCACCTTTAGTTAAATTAACCATTGCTTTTACTTTTGGATGATTATACAGTGTGTTCATTTCCTCATCTGTAAATTCACCATGTAATAAATAAATATTAGGTAATGTAGTTGCTTTAACTGTTTTGCGAATCATTTTTACTCGTTTAGCTAATTCTTCTCTATCAACATATGATGAACTCATAGCTGATGCTTTTAAAATTAAAGCAGGTGCTTTAGTTTTATTTTTAAATAATTCATAAAACGCTTTAACTAATAGACCTACATTTTTTCTATCTTCACCTATATCACCTTGCATCCAATGACCTACAAATAAGTAAGCAAATGATTCAGGAATATCATTTATATCTTTTAAAAATGATTGTTTAGTATCTATTTTATCTAATACTTTATAAATGTCAATATTAGCTCCTTCAAATAATACTTCAACTGGTTTATTTAATTGTATTATTCCTTCTTTTTGTTGTGTTTGAGGATTTACTTTTTCATATTTAGTATCTTCAAATACTTTTTTAGCATGGTTAGATGATACTAAAGTTAAATCCATTCTATTAACACCTTCTAAAAAGTCATGAGAACATACTGTTGTCTCAATTCCTGCTGTTACTCCAATATTATATTTTCCTACTGGTTGGAATTCATTTGGAACTGATATTTGCATCCAAATTTCAGGTTGTTTAGGTAATTGAGGAGATGATAATGTATATTCTTTTAAAAATGCCCATTCAGGATTTTCATCCATAAATCCCCAAGGTGTTTCTCCCCAACGTTGAGGCATTAATTTTACTTCGTATTTATCTAATTTAATAATAGCTTTAATTAAATCACGAGCTCTAGCTCCGTATCCTGAATATGTGTCAAATGGTGATGATATAATAAATAATGGTTTACTCATAACAATTAATATAATAATTTGTGGTTTATAACTCTGTCTTTTACTTCATTTAAATTAATGAACTCATATTTTTCTCTTGGTTTCCAAGTAGCAAATAATTCATCTAGTGTTTCAATAATATTTTCACCCATTTTTTCAGATGTAAATCCTGCTTCACTACCTAATGCCCATTCTCTACCTAACATACCTCTACGTTTTCTTTCTTCTTTCCCTAATGAGTAAACATTCATTAATTGTTCTGCAGCGTCTTCTGATGTGCATCTATCATCCCAAATATAAGGAGTTAAAGGTGAACCTACTAATGATCTATTTGTTGGAAATACTGGAAATGCCCATTCACCACATTCTTTAATTGTACCATTATGGTTTGAAGGAAAATCAGCGTCTAATTCCATCCATTTACCATCTTTAACAAAACGCATTTGATCTTGCATTCCGCCTGTTACGTTAGCGATAATTGGATTTCCTACTAATAATGCTTCAGTTAAACTTAATCCCCATCCTTCATTTGATGTTAATTGAATTTGAACATCTGTTATATTATATAACCAATTAATTTGATTAGTACCTAAACGATTTTGAGAAAATATAACATTATACTTATCATCATTTAGTAATAATTCTCTAACTGCTTCTAAATCAGTTCCATTATCATCTACTACTTGAGTATGTAATAAGAAAGCACATTTTTTAGCTTTTTCTTCTGGTAGTTGGTCTATAAAATATTTATAGGCTAACATTGTATCTGGAATTTGTTTTCTACGAATGTTCCTAGAGTTAAAGAAAACTACAAATTCATAATCTTTATCTCCAAATATTTGTTTTTTAAATTCAATCATATCCTTATATTGAGTATGATTTTCATCAATTGGGAACATCATTTTATGATTTAAACCATGAGGAACATATTTAATGATCTTATCTTTTGCTTTATCACCTAATACTAATTTATTAATATTAACTGTTTGTTTTGAAATACCTAATAATGCATCACAAGCTTCATAAAATGCTTTATTATAAAGTGGTGCTGGGTAATCATCCCAAATATTTAAATAAATAATAGGCAATTTTTTACGTAACTCAGCTTCCATTTGGAATAACCAAATAAAATATCTTGGGTCAGTGATAATAAAAATAGCGTCTGGTTTTTCAATTTGAATTAAAGATCTTAATAATGTTGGATCTCCATATCCATTTACTGGATATAAGACTACATTTGAATCATTTAAACCTGTATTTACATTTGTATCTTGAGATAAATCAAAACGTTTACCTGCTTCTGGATGTTGAATTGCTCCACCAATGTTTACCCAATTAAAATGTTGTGCTGTGTGTAAAACTACTTCTCGAGCGACAGTAGCAATTCCTGAATGGACTCTAATATCATCACATATTAGGAGAATTTTCTTCCTCTTCTCAGGAGGTAAATAAGCGAAACTTGAATTCATATAACTGTTTTAATTTATTATAATAACTATTTTTTACTTTTCCAAATTTAAGGCTGTATGACCGTGAATCATTTTACGAAATTCTTCATTTGTTAGATATAAATGAATTGCTCGGTCAGCTAGTTTTTGGAATGAGAATTTACGTTTAACACATTCTACTCTAAAATCCTCAAATAAATCACTTTGTATTTTAACACTCGTGAGTGTCATGTCTTTTTTTTCCATAATGTTGTATATATTGATATTTTATTATAAATATATACTTAGTTTAAGAGAGTGCAAAAGCACAGAAATTATTTGATGAGTATGGGCAATACTTACAGTTAAACGCGCTTGGATTAGGGGTGTGAGATACTTCTTTATAAGAACCATCTGTGTTAAAACAACTAGTTATAAAATCATTCATAGCATCTAATGCTTTATTTACTTTAACTTTACCACTTGCTGGTTTAAATTCTTGAATGTAACGTTGAACATACTCAGCGTTCTCATATATTTTGCGTTTCAATATAACAAAATTAATATCAATTGAATCTACAGGAACATTAAATTGTTCAGCAAAAAATTGTTTATAAAGTATTAATTGGAATTGTTTATCTTCATCCTTTTTAGCTGCGTCATTCCATCCTCTAGTAGACGTTTTAAAGTCGATTATAGTGAATGTATTTGTTGGTTCGTGATATAATACAAGGTCTAAATACCCTTTATATAACACGGTTTTATACAGTTTATTTGGATTTAATACGATGGGTACTTCACAACCTACTAAGAACCAACCACGTTTACTGAAATATTTTTTCTTGTTCTTCTTTAAGTAAGATAATATATTTAATCCATCTTCATAAAATTCTCTTAACTCTTCAGGACTACTGAAGTGTGTCTTAGTATTTTTCTTATACTCGGCTGCGTATAAGTCTCTTAATTTAGTTTCAAATATATCTACTAAATCTAAAGCATCTGCTGCTGTATCAGTTTCATCATACATTACTGTAAGATATTGTTGTACAGTTTCATGCATTGCGGTTCCAAATATAAAATGAATTGAAGGTTGATATAAGTAATTACCTTCTTTATATTGTAATTGCCATTTATGATTACAAGACCTAAACATAGACATCTGACTATACGATATAGTTTTTTCAAATCTATAATCAGTATCTCTAGGTTTATACTTCCTAATTTCTTTAATTATTTTAGGTAATTTCTTAGCCATTATTTCTTCCAAAGACCACGTTCTACTAACTGAGCTATAATTCCATAGTTAGTAATATCCTGATATGTATCAATTAAAGGTTCATTATTTACTTTACGTTTACTGATAATCATATTTTTCCAGCGATTAACTTTATCATTTAGTCTATACCATAAACCAGTTAATGCAAATTCTATTTCATCAGTATTTGATAATTGAGTACCAGCTGAAATATTTGACATACCATAGTCTAAATGTTTTTTAGCAAATAATTCATATTGTTCTAAAATTATTTGTTCATAACCTTTAGCAATAGTAGGATATTCTTTTTGTAATATTTGAATTGCTTCTGGCATTTTAGGGTATTCAAATGTTTTAGTGTTAATTTGAGCTGCTTCTTTAGAGTGATCTTTTACTTTAGCATTGTAAGGTACTACTGGTTCTGACATTTCTTTATAAAAATTAATTTCTTTATTATTATATTTTTTAATTGGACCGGACATTATTTTATTTCTTTAATTAATGCTTTTTTTAATTTTTCATCTAAACCTAACTCATTGAATATATTTTCTATTTCCTGTTTAGGTAATATTTTAATATATTCACTAGCTTCCTTTTTTGAACACTCAAAATAAAAAGCTATATGAGTTAATAGGTCAGGTGAATAAGACTTAATGGTGGATTTTATATACTTACTATATAATGGTTTAGTAGGTAAAATATTTAAGTAAACATTATATATTTGTTTCTTTTCAGCTGGAGGTAGTTTTTGAACTAAGTTTGTTAGTTCAATATACTTCTCATCCATACTTAATACTTTATGAGCCATATACGAGTTGAAATCATTTTTTTCATTCTCAGTATATGAATCCCACTTTGTTTTATTTACAGTAAGATTTTTTATAAAATCCCAAGGTGTCATTAGTCTTGTGTTTCGTTTAGTTCAGCGTATTCTGCTCTTAATTCTTTAGGTAAGAAGTCAGACATGATTTTTCCTGTCTTAATATCAAAAAAACATGGGATTGGAATAACACCATCTTCTGCTTGTCCTGTAATGAAACGAGATACTTTTCTTAAAATTACTCCTTCTTGGAATACTGAATTACCATCAGGTG